GTGACGTGACGGCCATCGACGCCAAGATCGCGCGGGCCGAGTCGAACAAGACCAACTTCCTTATTGCCATTGACGAGGAACACGGCTCTCAAATCGAGTTGGGCAACCTGGTCCGCGAGGAGGAGCGGCGGGCGAAGGCCGGCAAACGGCAGTGCTATGACATTGCCGCTCTGCGGGCGAACATCGCCAAGTGCGACGAGAACGTCCGCCTCTTCCGCGAGACGATTGCCCAAGAGGATGTGACGATTGCTCGTCTGCGAGAAATGTCCAGGATCATTCAGGAAGACTTCTCGAAGAAACCGAACGTAATCGTTCTTGATATGAGGGCTGTGAAACATGATCCGTGGCGACATTACGGTTAATTGGGACACGTCACCCCGCATCGTCCTGGTGTCGGCCCCTTCCACTGACCTGGTGATTCAGGACTTGGTGGACACGATTCGGAGCATGGAAGCCGAACAACAGAACATGATCTACCCGTCGCTTTTGGCCGCCACCGGCAAAGACGCTTTGGGTACGGACATCTACACCGGCATCACGGCCACGTTGCAAAACGCCCAGATCGGCTTCGACGCGCGAGCGGCGACGGCCCCAGCCCTCTGCAATATCAGCGGCGGCAACTTGATCGCCGTGGATGCCAATGGCGACTTCCTGGACGAACTCTATTTCACGCCGAACGTCAACATCCGCAATCAAATGTCCACGTCGCCCGCCCTGGTGGAAATTGACACCAGCGGCAGTGACGACGACAGCGGCAGTGATTTCGGCACTATCGGCTAAGCAACAGCTAAGCGGCCGATCCAACAAAACAACGAAACAAGTAGCGAGGTTCAGCCATGTTTGAAGTCAAAGAAACCTCCCCGGCCAGGGACTTGAAATACGGCCACACGGTAATCGGCCCCACCGCAGCCCCCGTCACGCCTAACAGCGTTGAGCTAGTGCGCGGACTCCTGCTGCGAGCACCAGGGCCGAACGATCCCACGCCCAACACCGATGTCATTTACATCGGCCTGAGCCAAGTCACGGCCGACACGTCCGCGACTGGCGGGATGCCCTTGCTTCCCGGCGGCGTGCTCGAATTGCCCGTGGATGATCCCTCGCTGATTTTCGCGGTCTCGCAGTCGCCGAATCAAGACCTCGCTTGGATGGGGATGTAATACCATGTCGATCAACTACTACAACCCGGAAGCGGCCGTTGGACCTTCCGGTCCTGCCGGCCCGTCAGGTGGACCCACGGGGCCGGTAGGCGCGACTGGACCCCAAGGCATTCAAGGCCGCATCGGACAGACTGGTGCGCAAGGCATTCAAGGCCCGAGCGGTCCCGCTGGACCCACGGGCGACGTTGGACCGAGCGGCGCACAAGGCATTCCTGGTCCGACAGGCCCGCAAGGCATTCCTGGTCCGACCGGCCCGCAAGGCGTGGCTGGCCCGACCGGATCGCAAGGCATCGCCGGCCCCACGGGACCGAGTGGACCAAGTGGACCGCAAGGAATCATTGGCGAGACCGGCCCCGATGGCGCACCCGGACCCACGGGACCGAGTGGCCCCGTTGGCGCGACCGGACCCAGTGGTGGACCGACCGGGCCGCAAGGCATCGAAGGCCCGACCGGGCCGAGTGGTCCTGCCGGCGTTGCTGGAGCGAACGGGCCGAGTGGTCCTGCCGGCGTTGCCGGAGCGACTGGCCCGACTGGACCCATCGGTTTGACCGGCCCCACGGGCGCTGGCGCGACCGGGGCCACGGGACCGAGCGGCCCCGCCGGGGCAACCGGCCCTGCCGGAGCGACCGGCCCGCAAGGCGAAGTCGGCGACCAAGGCCCTGTCGGAGCGACCGGAGCCGTAGGGGCGACCGGGGCACGCGGCCCTGCCGGAGCCCAAGGGGCGACTGGCCCCGCTGGTCCGCAACTCCTTCTGCCGAACGCCCCGACGAGCGACGGCTGCTATTACCTGAAGATCAACGGCGGTGCCTACACTTGGCAGTTGTTCACGCCCTTGCCGGGAATGTAAGCCATGAATTTCGAGCTTGATAACCCGATGCCCGGCCCTCCGGGGCCAACCGGCCCGATAGGACCGGGCGGTGGACCGACAGGGCCAACCGGCCCAGTCGGACCCAAGGGGGACACGGGCGATACGGGGGCCACCGGCCCCAGTGGGCCGTCCGGCCCGATTGGGGCCACCGGCCCCTCGGGAGCTACGGGACCGCAGGGGCCAATCGGCCCTCTCGGGCGTTTCGGCCCGACCGGGGCCACGGGACCGGCCGGAGCTACGGGACCGTCTGGGCCTCCTGGCCCTGCGGGCAGTGGCAGCGGCGGACTGACGGTGGCCAACTGGGTACTGGCTCGCGGCACGTTGACGAGCATCGGCACGAACAAGACCAATGAGTTGGTCGTACCCGTCACGGCCACACCGACAAAGTGTGTTGCCCGCTGCCGCACGGCACCGGTCGGATCGAATCTGATCCTCAACATCAATGTGAACGGTGCCAGCCTTTGGGCCGACAACTTGGCTAACCAACTGACTGTCCCCGATGGACAAGTTGATGGCTCGCAAACGGTGTTCGACCCGGCGATGGCTACCATCCCTGCCGGAGCGATCCTCACGATTGACGTGGTGCAGACGGGCAATCAAACGGCTGGCGGTGACATCACCGTCGAGTTCGTCTTGACGCCGGTTTAGCGTTCATCTGTCTCAACGAGGTTCACATGCGTTTTCACATCGTCGCCTTGCCGCACACGCAGACCAACAAGATTCATACGGCCTGTGCCTTCACGATGAAGATTCTGCACTTCTGCCACATGATGAAGAGCCTCGGCCACACGGTCTTCCACTACGGGGCCGAGGGCAGCGAGGTCGCCTGCGACGAACACGTCCAGATCATATCGCGCAGCGAGCAGGAAGGGTTCTTCGGTAAGCACGATGGGAACGCCCTTTATAGCGCCGACTGGTCGGGCAAGGCGGACTACTGGAAGCTGACCAGCGACCGCGCAGCCGCCGCCATCAACCAGCGGAAGCAGCCCCGCGACTTTGCCTGTTTCGCCTTCGGCAACGTGCAGCAAGCCTTGGCCGAGCAAATCAGCAAAGACGTGTTGGTCGTGGAGACCGGCATCGGCTACAACGGCACCTTCGCCCAGTACCGGGTCTTCGAGTCCTACGCCCACATGCACAAGATTTGGGGCGCGGAGGGCGGCTTCGACCCGGACGGCCGAAACTGCGACGTAGTGATTCCCAACTTTTTCGATCCCGCCGACTATGGCTTCAAGGCCCGCAAGGGCGACTACTATCTCTACCTCGGCCGACTGATTAAACGCAAGGGCATCCAAGTCGCCGTCGAAACGTGTAAACGCATTGGAGCGAAACTCAAGGTCGCCGGACAAGGCTGCCTCAAGACCGAGAACCTCCCCGGCGGCGGACAACGCCTTTACTGTGCGGACGGCGAGGTCTATGAAGGCAACATCGAGTACGTCGGCTGCGCGATCGGCGAGCAACGGGCCAACCTTTATCAGAACGCCATCGCCACTTTCGTGCCGACCCTTTACCTGGAACCCTTCGGCGGTGTGAACGTCGAGAGCCAGTTGGCCGGCACCCCGGCCATCACCAGCGACTTCGGGGCCTTCCCCGAGACGGTGGAGCACGGCAAGACCGGCTACTGTTGCCGCACCCTCGATCAATTCGTGTGGGCCGCCAAGAAGGCCCACACCCTCGACCCGTTCTACATCCGCGAGCGAGCCATTGCCCGCTACGCAATGGAGAACGTGAAGTGGCGCTATGAGAGCTACTTCAAGCAACTCCACGATCTGTGGACCGCCGGCTGGTACACCACCCACCCGACACCTGATGAACACTGGCTGAGAGGCTACGCATGAGCACGGATACAGGCCAGAACAGCGACACGATACAGATTGGTGATTCCTGCACGCTAGTTCAGATCATTGACTCCGGCACGATAACGCAGGAAAGCACGGACAACTTCCCTGGGCCGAGCGGCCCGAGCGGGCCGCCGGGCACGATAGCAGGCTCAATCATCATTGATGCCGGCACAATCACGCAGCTAAGCACGGACGATCTGCCCGCGACCCTGCCCGGCCAGTCGTGGCCGTGGTGCTGGCCGGCGTACTGACTACTGTTTTAAGGAACAAAGCGATGTTGGACCTGTCCTATTATGGCACGCTGGCCGAGGCCGAGCAGTATTTCGGAATGCGGCTCCACGAGCACGCCTGGCGAGAGGCCGACCCCCGCGACAAGCCCAAGGCCCTCTACGGTGCCACGCGCATCATCGACAACCTGAACTTCAAAGGCCATCGCCACACGGTCTGGGTGCTTCTAAAGTCCCTGCGACCGCACTACGATCCGACCGACGTGTTTATCAGCGAGTGGCTGTGGCGGGAGCGCGAGGCCCAGGTGCGAGCGGCCGAAGTGGAGCAGCCCTTGGAGTTCCCACGAGGCAGCGACACGGTAGTCCCCGACGCCATCCGCCGCGCCTGCTACGAGATTGCCTACAGCCTGCTGGACGGCAAAGACCCGGAAATGGAACTCGAAAATCTCCAAGTCACGGCCCACGGCTATGGCGAAGTGCGAACGCACTACGAACGCTCCCAAGTGCCGATTGAACACCTGATTAACATGGTTCCGAACCCCATTGCCTGGAACCTGATCCGGCCCTTCTTGAGGGACGGGGACGCTGTGAAGCTGTCTCGCATTTAAGAACTATCCTGGCTGCTGTAGCAGCCGTCCAATTGCTGTTTTCCGGGGATGCAATCCTCGGCGGCGAGCCTCACCCGGTCGGCTATAACCTCGGGAGTGGCGTGATTCAACGGCAACCGACAGGCTGACGAATCCAGACGCCAAGATAACCAGGTCGGGATGAAAGTAGATTGCAATGCAGAAGTTCGTAAACCGCGCTCGTTTGGTCTGTTTCGATGGTGACGCCGACGCCGCCGCCGCTGCCGCTGTTGCTGCCGCCGCTGCCGCCCAGGCTCAGGCCCAGGCCGACGCCAAGGCCGCCGCCGCTGCCGCTGCCGCCTCGGCCACCGACGCCCGCTTCAGCCAAGAGGATTTGAACAAAATCCTGGCCGAAGACCGCCGCAAGCACCAGGCCCAGGTCGCCAAGATTCAGCAGACCTTGGAAGAGACCCTGGCCAGCAAGAACCTGACCACCCAGGAGCGCGAGCAACTGGCCCAGCGTTTGGAAGACATGCAGAAGGAGACGCGGACCAAGGAACAGCAACAGGCCCACGAGCGGAAGCAGATGGAGGAGATGCACGCCACGAAGTTGGAGGAGGAGAAGAAGGGCCGCGTGCAATGGGAGAACCGTTTTCGTGAGAGCATGGTCGAGCGGTCCTTGCAGGATGCGGCCGTCACCGGCGATGCTTTCCAGCCGTCCCAGGTTATGACGATCTTGCGTCAGATGACTCGGCTCAGCGAGTCCACCGACGAGAAGACCGGCAAGGGGACAGGCAAGTTCAAGGTTGTCGTCGATTTCCCGGACACCGATCCCACGACCGGGGAAGCGATTGTCACCCTTCACACGCCCGAATCCGCCGTCAAGCGCATGAAGGAGTTGCCCGCCATTTACGGGAACCTCTTCAAGAGCGGTGTCGTGTCCGGCATCGGGTCTTCGTCGGCAACCGGCGGCCTCGCGTCGGGTCAGAGTGGCAAGTTGGATGTCAGGAAACTGACTCCTCAGCAGTATGCCGAGGTCCGAGCCAAGAACCCTGAATTGCTCGGTCTTCGCCGCGACAAGCGCCGCAATGTCTAAGCGGCCAACGTCAGGGGTTGTTTGTCATTCCGTCCAGTAAGGCCGTCGCTTCAGACGGCCTTCGCATTTCTTGAGAGATCGCCGTGTCAATGGGCCGCCAATGTAGGCGGCCCTCGGCATTTCTTGAGTGAAGAACAACGTATGGAGTTTGAAAAGATGAATCTTCTCTATGTGACCCGCGCCCGCATCGCTTGCTTCGACAACGACAACAGCGCTTTCATTCCCGAACTGTGGGCGAACGAGGGCTTGGCCATCCTCCAAGAGAACATGGTCATCGCCAACCTCGTCCACCGCGATTTCGAGAACGAAATCCGCCAATTCGGCGACGTGGTGAACACCCGCCGGCCCGGCACCTTCCAGATTCGGCGTAAGCAGGACGGCGATGTCCTGTCCAGCCAGGACGCCTCGGCGACCAACGTGCAGGTGCCGTTGGACCAGTGGTTCTACACCAACTTCACCATCAAGGACGGGGAGGCCAGCAAGTCCTTCCAAGACCTGGTGGACATCTACCTCCGTCCGGGCATGATGACGATTGCCCGTTCGGTGGACCGCGCCGTTCTCGGTCGCGTTCACGGTTTCCTCGCCGGCCCCACCGGGCGCGTCGGCCGCTTGGCCAACCTCGGTGCCGCTAACAGCAAGGACTACGTGCTGGAAGCCCGCGAGAAGCTCAACGTCAACAAGGCTCCGCTGGAAGGCCGCAACCTCGTGTTGGCCCCGGTCAGCGAGACCGCCCTGTTGAAGAACGAACTCTTCATCGCCGCTCAGCAGCGCGGTGACTTCGGCACGGCGTTGGAGAGCGCGACTCTCGGCCGTATCCTCGGCTTCGACACCTACATGGACCAGAACGTCAACAGCGCCACGCTGGCCAACTGCGAAGTCGTGGCTGGCACCGTGACCGACGCCCTGGCTTCGGGTGGTGCGGCTGCCTCGCAGGCCGTCGCCCTGGCCTATGCCGCCAACGTCGGCGAGTTCGCCACCGTCGCTGGCAACGACCAGCCCACGTTCATCACCGCCGCCACCAGCGCCGCTGGCGCGACCACGGCCGTGACCCTGAACGAGGCCAACAAGTACGCCACCGCCGCCGGTGCCACGCTGTCCGTCTACAAGGCGTGCAGCGCGATCGGCGCTTACGCGGCTGGCTGGGGCTCCGGCGTCGTGGTCGGACCCAACGGCACGGACCCCGGCTGGGTCGCTCCGTCGATTGGCCAGTTGGTTGCATTCGGCACCGGTGGGGGCCGCGTGAACTACACCGTGATCGAGTCCTATTCGAGCGGCACCAACCAGCAGACCATCATCCTCGACCGTCCGCTGGTGAACGCCATCAACAACGCCGACCTGGCCTTCCCCGGCCCGGCTGGCGCGATGAACATGGCTTTCCACCGGAACGCCCTGGCCCTCGTCACCCGCCCCTTGGCCATTCCCAACAACGCGATGGGCGTGTTGGCGCACGTCGGTGTCTACAACGACATCGCCATGCGGGTTTCGATGCAGTACAGCATCGCCAACGGCGGCACGATGGTCAACCTCGACATCCTCGCTGGCGTGGCCATCCTGGACACCAACCTGGCCGTCGTTCTGCAAGGCTAAGCCCAGCGCTGGTCCACCTTGGACCTTGACGCTGTACATCTAGCAAGAAACAGGTATGCCCGCCCGGAGCAATCCGGGCGGGCAGCCTTCTCTTACCGAAGGAATGGAGGCAACGGCGATGACCTGTCTAATCGCGGATGTCACTTTTACCGAGATTTTCCCATTGCTCAAGCAATACGGCCCGCTGGTCCTGGTGGTTGTGTTCCTGCTCTGGCAGGGATGGAACCGTGAGACCCGCATGGGCAACCGCATCGACCTCTTGGAAGACGAGCAACGGAACGTGCTCCTGCCGATGGTCGAGCGCTGCACGGAAGTCATTACGCAAAACACGAACGTCATGGAGCGGCTGGAAAAGGCCCTCGACGAGCGCTTCGACTGCCCCCTGAAGCATACCTGCGCACACGCGAAACCGGAGTAGAGGGCCGACATGAAACCCCCTTACAACTACGTCACGAATCAAAACGTCTCGGCGAACATTTATGCCATGAAGCGGCAGTATGGGGCGCTAATCCTGATTCGCCGGAAGACGATGGCTGACGCCGATCCCAAGACCGGCGTAACCAGCCTCGCCATTCAGACTGTGCGGATACAGCGGGCGGTGGTTTTGCAAGGGGTGGTCACGAGAGACGCCAAGCAGAGTATCTCGCTTATCACGGCCCAGAAGCAGATGGTTCAGGGCGGCGGCTTCGACGTAGGCAAGCGGACCTTCATCATCGACCGCAAAGACGCCCCGCGCGGCTACACGCTGCAAAAAGACGATTGGATTGTCTTCGACAACAAGCACTACGACATCGACACCCTCACCGAATACGAATTCAGCACTGCTTGGGTCGTTATCGGCAAGGAACTGCGCGGTCGTGTGGAGGGCATGGATACCTATCATCTGACGGCCACGAACGCCCTGACGCTGGCTGACACCGGCACCAATCCATAGGAGACCCGACATGAGTGTCAATCCCAATTGGACTCGCTGGGTCTTCGCCTCGTTGGCGACGATGTTGAAGAGCCTGGCGAAGGAGTGCCAATTGCCCTGCCTTGTGGAGGGCCTCGACGAACGCACCACGGCCTTCATGGAAGCGACTGACCGGGTGGAAATCCGCATCACGGGACCGTTTACGCGGGACTTGAGCAACAACTACTACGAACTCGGCGTCGATGCGAACGCCCTCTTCATCAGTCGTTACGAGGACGGCAAGAACAAGTACGCCATCCTCGACGCCATCGGCAAGTTTCAAGCGGCCCTGGATGCCCCCATTCCCATTTTCAAGTACGGCAGTGAACCAGGCGACGATGAAACCGTCTGCATCGGCGTCATGGAGCCCCGCAAGAATCGGGGCGAGGCAGTGCGTGTCATGCACTTTGGGCAGGCGGACTTGACCAATCGTATCAAGCAATCCTTGGTGGATGCTCGGTATCTCTTGTATCTCTCCAACGACGGGCAACCCTACGTCTAGGCTGCCCGGCATCTTAACAATAAAAGAAAGTAGGCACTCCAATGGCACGTATTGAACTACGATACTGCACCATCATCCTTCAGGACGGTCTCGGCCTGCCCGGCTCGGATGGCGTCACCATGCCGACCGCCAAGGTCGCCACCACGGCCGCCGCCGCAAGCGCGACCTCGCTCACGCTCAACGACGTGGTGATTCCCCGCGCCGCAGTCACGACCAAGGTTCCCGTAGGGGCTCGCTTCACGCTGGCCTCGGAACTGGGCAACCCGATTCACGTCGTCACGGCCCGCACGATGGACACGACCGGCCTGATTACGACCGCGATTACCTTCTCGCCGCCCCTGGTGGCGGCCACGACCGCCTACGCCATCGGCGACGTGCTCACGATCCTCTCGCAGCAGTTGGAAATCAAGATCGGCGAAGGCAACTGCACCTACACCGAGAAGAAGGAGTACAAGTACGACCTGGAGCGCGGCAACTTGGACGCCGTGCGGGAAGGCAACGAAGTCCCCGTGGACATGAAGTTCGAGTGTGTCTACGAGCACATCACCACGGGCACGGGCGAGCAGCTTTGCCCGATGGACGCCCTCAAGGGCGAGTACGGCGCGGCCGAGTGGGTCACGTCCGGTCCCGATCCGTGCGAACCCCATGCCGTGGAAGTGACCATCACCTACACGCCGCCTTGCTCCGGTCAGGACATCGAAATCACGTCCTTCCCCGACTTCCGCGTGGAGTCCAGGGAAATCGACTACAACAAGGCCATGATCTCTTGCAACGGCAAGTGCAACATCACCGAAGCCGTTGTGTCTCGCGTGCCGCAAGCCGCCTAACGACTCCCCGATCCTCTGAGATCGGTTGACCCGGCCTAAAGGACCGGGCCTTGATATGCAGCGCCGGCACCGGTGCCGGCGCTGCCCTCTCTGTTTTTCTTTTCTTTTCACCTATTCATTGCGAGGGAGAAACGCACATGAAGATCGCTGGTATCGACCCCAATAGTCTGTCTCGTGAAATCCTCTTGGTTCTGCCCCGTGGCGAATCGCAGATTGTCTTCCGTGCCAAGGGCCTGAAGGACATGAGCGAGTTCACCGCGATCTGTCCGTTGCCCAAGCCACCGGGCAAGCTGACCAAGGACGGTTTCATTCCCAACAACAACGACCCCACCTACCAACAGGTCTTGACCCAGTGGAGCACCAAGCGTTTGGGCTTCATGGTCATCAAGACGCTGGAACCCACCGAGATCGAGTGGGACACGGTGGACATCGCCAACCCGGCGACGTGGGGCAACTGGGAAAACGACCTGAAGAGCGCTGGCCTCAGCCAGTTCGAGTGCAACCGTGTGACCGGCCTCGTGCTGGAAGCCAACAGCCTCGACGACGACAAGATCGAAAAGGCTCGCGCGGTTTTTCTTGCTGGTCAGGAGCGGGCAGCCGTAAACTCCTCTGGCCTTCCGACCGAACAGGCGAGTACACCGTCTGGGGTGCCTGCGAACGGCTAGGGATTCTGCCGCCGGGCGTCCAGCCGGCCTGGGACGATTGCGGTACTGAGGCTCAAGCCTTGATTATCGCCTACCACCAGACCCGGAGTTACGACGAATCGGAACGGGATGCCGCAATGGCAGGGGCACGGATGCCCTGACGCGGAGGCTTCTGACCATGAAATTCACGGGACAAATCGGCGCACCACGGATTGATCTCATTGGCTACCGCACGGCCTTGGACAAGGCCATGCGGGAAGCCATTGCCCAGGCCGTCATGGAATGGCTCAACAGGGTCTTGGAGGAGATTCCCGACTGGACCGGCGCGTCCCGCGCCACGTTTGTAAAACTTGCCAGCACGATCGGCATGAATGTCACCCACAAGGACACTCGTTCCTTCATGGGGGACAGCGCGAGCCAGGGCAAGTTGAATCTCAATGAACCGCCCGGCCACTACACGTTCACCTATCAGACGAGTTTGCCGCACCTGATCTGGAACGAGTACCACGACGCGAACACGGACCCGGACCCGACGAAGTACCCACCGCCCGCCAAGTTGTGGAAGCCCGGTCCTTACGAATTCCAGGCCAAGGGCCTGATGGCGTTTGTCAATTTCGCCAAGTCCGTTGACTTGCCGAGTGTCGCCCCATTTATCACGTCTACGAAGATCACGGTGTAACACTATGGCAGACGAAATTCTCTCGACACTCGGCTTCAAGTGTGACGATGCCATCGCGGCGCTGGAGAAGATGGACCAGAAGATGAACGCAATGGCGGGCACCTTCGGTTCGTTGACCGAGGCCATGTCCGACTGGAATGCCAGCGCCGCCCCCACGATTGAATGCTTCAAGGCGATTGCCGAGCACGCCAACAATGCGGCGGCGGCCGTGGCGAAGCTCAATGCCAACATGCGGAAGACGGGCGGCAGCGGCCAAGCCGCACCACCCCCGCCCCCAACCCCGCCCGAACCCTCAAAACAACTCTGGCTGCCGCCCGGCGTCAAAGAAGAGATCGAGGCCATCAAGCCGCCGATCAAACAGGTCGGCGAGGAACTAGACAAGACCAAAGCCAAGGCAGGCGGTTTCACCGTCAGCCTGCAAATGCTCTCGCGGATCGTGATTACCCAGGCCATCGTGCGGGCGATCAGCGGCATTCGGGATGCCATCAGCGAGGCCATCACGTCCAACATGGAATTCCAGAAGCGGATTTCCGAGTTGAACTCAATTATGGCTGGTCCCAAGGAAAACATGGACGGCCTAAAATCCAGCGTTGCCGCCCTCGCGGTGGAATTCAACTTCCCCATCAGCCAAGTGGCCGAGGCCGAGTACCAGGCCGTATCGGCTCAATTCACGTCCACCGCCCAGCGCGCCGACATTATGACCGCTTCCTTGAAGCTGGCCAAGATCGGCTGCATGGAACTCAGCACGGCGACGACCCTCATTGCCGCAACCTTGAATTCCTACGGCATGTCGTCCAGTCAGGCGGAAACCGTAGCCGGCAAATTCTTTCAGACGATCCAGGATGGCAAGGTGCGGGGAGAGGAACTTGCCTCGTCCCTGGGCAAGGTCATGCCCGTGGCGTCCGAATTGGGCGTGAGCATTGATGAAGTCACCACGGCCATCGTGCAGTTGACCGTGGCCGGCGTCAAGGCCCCTGAAGCCTCAACCTCATTGCGCAGCGCCTTGATGGCCTTGATTAAGCCGTCCGCCGACTTGAAGAAGGAACTCCGCGAACTTGGTTTCGACTCCGGCGAGCAGATTGTTGCCGCCTATGGCCTGTCCGGCGCATTGGACAAATTGCGGGACTCGACGGACGGCACGATTCAATCGGCCGTGAAGCTCTTCCCCAACATCCGCGCCCAGAACACGATTCTCCGCGAGACGGGTGATTATGCCAGTAAGACGGCCAAAGAGTTGGAGAAGATGCGGGCCGCCAACGCCGAGTCGTTGAACAAGGCGTACAAGATTTTCATTGACACCAATGCGGAAAAGGTTTCCGCCGACCTGAACAAACTGAAGGTCTGGATGACGACCGACCTGGGGCCGACTTTGGTAAATGCGGTCGCCGGTTTTCTTTCCATGACGGGTGGCGTCGGCACGCTCACGTCTGCGATCAATGCCCTGGTAGGGCCGCTAGCAGCCGCCGGCGCACTGTTCGTGACCTACATTGCGTATTGCAAGGCGTCCGCGTTTGCTACGGAATTGCTCGCCGGCAAAATTACCCTCTTGGGCGCAGCGGCCGGTGCCGCCACTATGGTCCTGGCGGCCTACGCTGCGATCAGCTTGGTAAACGAGAAGAACAAGGCGTCTCTCGACCAGGCCCTTCAAGAGTTCGACCGCACCACGAAGGAGATTAACGACAAGAAGGATGCCGCGCGGCGGGCGGAATTGCAAGCGATGGACCAGATGAACGAGGCCATCGTTCAGAACGCCAACCAGCAGGTGGCGGCGATCGCTGCCGGCTACAACAAGCAGATCGACATTGCCAAGACCGCCGATGCAGAACTCGTGGCGGAAACCAAGAGCACGATGGAGTCCCTGATCTCGGCCAAGGAAAAGGGCGTCAACCTGCTCAAGGACTTGGTGAAGGAAGCCGACAAAGAGATTCAAAACTCGCTCAAGCGGTCTGCCGAGATCAAGACCAGCATGGAGGATATGAGTTTTGACTTTGCCCAGAAGCACGACAATAAGGGCGACTATTACCATCAGAAGGAAGACGAATCACGGGCCATGCAACTTGCTCGCCAAGGGGCGAGCCAGTTGGCCAATGCAAAGTCGCCTGAAGAGGAGCAAGTCGCCCAGTCTACGATCAAGCGGGCGGAAGCCTATGGCAAGATGGCGATGGCGGCCGCGCAGAAACTCGGCACGCTTTCCGCTGAAAGAGAGGCCGAAGGCTACCTCCTCAGCATCCAGCAAGAACGCTTGAAGGGCGAGGAAAGATTCCGCGCACTCAAGGACCAGCAGGCGATGGCGGCGCGGGGGGCGCAGGCCAAGGAACAGGCCGACGCCAACCAGATGCGGACCTTGATGAAGAAGATCGTCGAGGAGTCGAGCACCTTCGACAAGAAGGGCGACCCGATAGACGCGAAGAAGCGCAAAGAGAACCTTGAGAACGTCGCCAAGGACATGGCCAGCTTTGAGAAGCTGGCCTTTGGCACCGGCAACTGGGACGTGTCGAAGTACATCAACTTCACGGAATTCCGCACGAAGATGATGGACAACATGAAGGGTGCCATCTCGGACGTGCAGATCGAGAAGCTCCGTGTCGCCCCGGACACGCTGAAGAACATCAATGAAGTGATTACCAAAGGACTGGGGATCATCGAACTCTACAAGCAGTTCACCGGCGATAAGGTCGATTTCACCGGCAAGACCGAGCCCGAGGCCCGCCAAGCGGTACTCGAATACTTGAAGAAGGAGCGTGAAGGCACGGACAAGTGGCGGCAATCGCTGGCCGACGTGGACAAGGGATACCGCGAGATTGCTACTCAAGCTGCCAAGATCAAGGGCCTTACGGAAGTCGTGGACGACCCCGCCATCAACCGGGCCAGGCAGATGACCAATGGGGCAAATCCCCTGTCTTGGATGCGTTATGACGACGCCATGCAGGATCGGAACAAGATCAATAAGGACATTGGCTTCTATTCCGAGCATCCCGGAGCCATGACGCCGGATGCGATGAAGGATTTGGCTCAGAGGGCGTCTGAGTTTGGCAAAAACGCACCGACTGGTTTCGGTTTCGACGTTGAGGGCATCAACAAGAGCATGGAGGCCCTGAAGAAGATTCTCGACTTGTACGAGGAGATCATCAAGAAGAAGGAAGCCGCAGCGGCCATGAACGTCGAAGGAAAAGCCGAACAAGGCCAGCAGCACTTGAACAGCTTGGCGGACGCACGCCCCATCACCAGCATCGAGGAGGCGGCGCATCACACCGAGCATATCAACGACCTCTTCAAGCAGGCCGACGACGCGAACATCCCCGGCTTCAACCGTGGACTCGAAGAAGCCAATGACCGCTTGCAGGAAATGAAGCGGAATGCGGAGGCATTGAAGAATGCCCTCCCCAGCACCGCAAACGGCGCTGCAACGGTCCCGGCCGGCGGTGGTTCCATGCCCAACAGTGCCCACGGCGGCACGGCCTGGAACTTCCTGGCCGATGGCGGTACGCCGCGAGGCACGGACACCCTGCACGCCATGCTCTCGCCCGGCGAGGTCGTGATGAACGCACACGCCGCACGGACGTTCGGCGCGCAACTCACGGCCATGAACGCCAACGTCAAGCCGAGCTATCACAGCCACGGCGGCAGCGTCACCAACGTGGGCGACATCAATGTGAATGTCCACGGCGGCGGTAGCGACCGCAACCTGGGCAGGACCGTGGCCACGGAAATCCGACGCGAATTGCGTCGTGGCTCCTCGACGCTTTCGTAAGGCTTCGACAAAACCGGCAAGGGCTCGTAGGTGCCCGCACCTACGAGCCCTTATTTTTTGCATTCAACCAATCTCTGGGAGAACCCGACAATGAAAGACAACCTGAACATGGGCCAGTCCGCTGGCGTCGAATTGGTGCGTGCCCCGAAGTCGCTTTCGGACAACGTGAGCCCCAAGGGGCGTTTCACGGTCGAGCACTGGCGCGGCGGCGTGAAAATCGCCGACTACGAGTTTCCGAACTTCATCACCAACGAAGGCCGCACCCTTCTGTTGAACCTGATGTTCGCCCATACCGGCACGCAGATCACGTCCTGGTATATGGGGCTGGTGGACACCGTGAGTTTCTCGACTTACAACCAGACCGACTCCTACGCCCAGATCGGCGGCACCAACGGCTGGAAAGAGAACACCGCCTACACCGACGACCTGAACAGCGGCAACGCGAACACGCGGCCGGCATGGGGTGCAGGTGCAGCGACGGTCAACACTAACGTGGCCCAGGTCACGAATGCGACCACGGCCGTCTTCGACATCACCAGCAGCGGCGTGATTGCCGGGCTCTTCATCTGCGGCGGCATCACCGCCTGCCAGACGAAGAGCGACCACACCACGGGCGGGACGCTCTGGTCCGCCGCCGCTTTCACGTCAGGGAACGTGACGGTGCAGAACGGCGACCAGTTGAAGGTCACGTACACGGTCACGGCTTAACCGATCTCTCCCTCGCTCGGCCAGGGGCCGGAGTCAAATCCGGCCCCTGGCCTTGTTCAAACTTGGAGTTCATCGTATGACCGTCGTTGCCTCGAATTACTGCCTGCGAAAATGCCCCTTGACCCTTAGCGGCTCGCTCGTCAGCGAGACGGC